AAAACCCATAAACATATGCGGTTTTTGAACCTAATGCCGATGTTCCAAATACTGCTTCAATATCGTTTGTATCAGACGGGTCTAAAGATGCCGATAATGATAAACTACCACTATTTGTTAATAATTTAAAATCACCTGCTCCGGTTTGAGAACCACTAACTTGTGCTCCGAATAAACCTGCATTTGAGTTTGTAGATGTATTGAACAAAATACCCAATGATGCGGATACTGAACCAGAAGTTGCTGTCAATAATAAAGGAGCTGTTTCGGTATATCCACCAACACCTGCTACTCTACAAATTGTTGCAGTTCCTGCTTCTCTTAAATAATTTTGTACTGCTAACGGAGTATAATATTTTCCATCAGCTGCTCCAAATAATTCAGCAAACTCAGCTTGTGAATTTACAATTGTTGGAACTACTGGACCTTCGTTGAACGGGCCTATGAATGCTGCTCCGATGTCAGCTACACCTTGTTGTAAAAATGAAAGGTCGTTTTCTCTTGTAAATACGCCTGGTGATACTATCTTTTCTGCCATTTTATATGCTTTAATTTAAATTTATTAGTTCTCAATATAAATATAAAATTTTCAATCAAAACAACAATTCTTATTTGTATGTTGGAGAGAAAAAATCGTATACTTGTCCTACTGTTGCCGCTGATTGTAATGTGTTATAGAATAATACAGGTCCAATTTGTCCGTTCCAGAATGTTGTTCTTGCACTATTACTACCAATTGTTAAAAAGTTTGTAGATGAAGGTGCCGTAAATGCTGCTGCGGTAAATGTTCCTACCGATGTTTTATCTACATAAACTGTTACAGTTCCTGATGGTTGGAATGTTGCTGAAATCATATACCAAACGTTTGCTGATAATGATGTTGTTAATTGTGCACTATTTCCTAATGTACTACCATAGAATTTTACTCTATTTAAAGTAGAACTATCACTTGATTCAATTGCTAAACCATAAAAACCCGCGTAGTCAAAAATGTGTCTTGATGCTACACCCAATGTTGTAGTTGGTCTAATCCACATATGAATTGTACCGGTATTAGTATTGAATTGAGAAATACCACCATTAATATTTGTTGTAGTATCTTTATAGAAAAATTGGTTTGTACCATTTACTGCAAAATATTCATCTTTTTTAGTTGCACCATTGTTATATGATGGGTTACCACCAGTAATACCTGCTGCGTTTGAAACACCTGCAGGTCTCACACCTGTATTATATCCTGAAAGGTCTAAGAAGTCCGTTGTTGGTGTACCTGTTGCTGGTAAAGCTACTCCTGGGAATGAACTTGCTTTTCCTGGGTCTGCATATAATCTTAATCCAGATGATGGTATATATGGTTGTGTTGTTGTACCTTTGTTATGTGAAATTAAACCATTTGATAAGAATACATCGGCGTTTTCTACATTCAATGTTGCAATTTCAACATCTGCAGTTACTACTTCTATATTTGTTATTTCAACTTCACTTTCATCTTGCATAATAAGTCTGTCTCCAGGTAAAATTTCACCTACATTCTTAAACTTATATTTACCAATCTCATTATCCCAAACATATAATGGGTGAGTTTCGGTTGCATTTATTAAACCATTATTTAAAGAAAAATATCCAGCTGCAAAATTAAATGTAATATCTCTTACGGTAACATTTTGTGCAGTACCTAATAATTCATTTGAGTAATAAAATCTCCAATCCATTTCTTCACTATCTAATGGTTGAGTTTCATCAGGCAATCCTGCAGGAACCCAAGATTTAATTTCATCACCAACATTTAAATCTTCAATATTTATTTCAGTTCCGTTTGCCAAAGTTACTTTAGTACCAAATAATAAACAAAAATCAGGTTGGTTAATTGTATTGTAAACATCTACTGCGTATAATGTTTTAGTGGTTACTGTACCATAATTAGTTGCATTGACATTATAACCATCTTCATATTTCATTGTTAAAACTGAACTAGCTTCTGCATATGTCGTAGTACCAACTGCTGCCGGTGTTAACGGAACTATTGTTGGTCCTGTTGCGTAAGTTCTAGTTCCTGCTGAAAAATTTGCATTATCAAATGAACAAGTATAATTGTTTGCAACTTGTTGAACTTTAGAATAAAAAAGTGAACCAGTTGAGTTAAAAGAAAATTGTGCATTTTCAGCCGTACTTTCTACTATGTAAGTGAAAGTTGGAACTGTTACTGTAATAGCATCAGTTGCAAATCCTAATAATGAACCATTTGCAGTTTGTCCACCTAACCCACCAATTGAAACTGTTCCTGGTCTCGCTGAACCACTTACTGCTCTATATAAATTTCCTAACGATAAATTTGTTCTTGCCATAGTATAAAGTGTTATTCTCCGTTATAAATATCTAAAAGTTTTTCTTTCCACTCATCTTTATTAGAAAAGTTTTTAATCATCCAATTTTTAAGTTTTTCAAATTCTGCTTTACGGGTTTCGTAATCATCCTGACAAATTGTTTCGTAGGTTTCTTTAAATGTTTCCTCACTATTCGCCTTGTACTTATAGTCAAGTGGAACATGCCATGTTTCATGTAATATTGGTAATTTACCCCAATCGACTGCTTCAAATATTCCATATCCAAATGGTTCATATTGAAAGCAAGAATGAGATATTCCCCAATCAAGTCCATAGAACCTTTCTTTATATTTGTAATCAAACTTGTAAACTTTTGCTTTTTCAAATTTGTATCCATATTTCTTTTTATAATATTTGTTGAATGTTTCCGAATTGGTAGAAATAAATCCACCCAATCCATCCATATATTCAATATTCTTTCTACCTTCAACTCTTGCCGCATATCCTAATTCTATTGATGTTGAAAGTTCTTTGTTTTGTGTAAATTCGTAATTATTTGGAATATGGTGTAAATTTTCTGTTTTGTATGGAAAATTATACAATCCTACCCAAATTTTATTTTTTATTTTGTCAATTAACTCATTTTCATATTCCCAATTTCCGTACCAATGTAAATATTCATCTTTACCCATTTGTCCTATTAAAGAAACTTTGGTAAGATTATGAAATATAATACTATCAATCTTTTCTAAATTGTTGTGAATTGCGGTTGTTGGGGTGTAATGACCATGTAATATATGTATCTTTCTTGCACCTTTAAGAATTTCATCAATTTTTAATTCATTAGTTTCCCAAATATGGTCAATATGAATTGGAAATTCTTCGTAATTATCAGGCTTCTTACGGTGGAAAAGAAGAAGTGGCTTGACTTCTAAATCAGGTGCCACTTCTTTTATCCAATTAGTTACCCATATATCAGCACCGCTATTGAACCAGGGTCCTCCTGCGGTAGTGTAATAAACATCATACATTAATTATAAACCTTTTGGTTCTTTTAACTTTTCGATTTCTAAAGTTAAAGAATGAATTTGTGTTTGTTGTTCTTTGATACCTTCAATTAATAATGCTACTAATTTATCGTATTTAACTGCCTTAAAACCACTTTCTCTTGTTTGAACTAATTGAGGTAATACTGCTTCAATTTCTTGTGCAATTACACCCACATCGTTTCCTTCGTATCCATGCTCAATTTTATTTTCAGCTTTCCAATCGTAAGTGTTACCACTAATTTTAGAAATCTTATCCAATGCGTTTTCAATTGGAACAATATTTTCTTTAAAACGAATATCTGAAGATGAGAATGCAACTACGTCATTTGTTGCGTCAATTCTACCTGCAGTTGCTGATGCTGCCATTCCAACTCCTAATGAATTGAATTGAACATTTGAAGATGTTGCTACTGCTTGACCGATTGCGATTGATGGGGTTGCATTTTCACCACTATTATTTGTGATTGTAACACCCGTTGATGCTACTAAACTTGCAACATAATCACCGGTTGTTTGAGTTGCCAATGCGATATTTCCACTAGCAGAACCTAAACTTACTTGAGATGAGCCACTTACTATTCCTGCTGGGATAGATGAGATACTTGCGTATGTAATTTGAGATGAACCCGAAACTACACCATTAGTTGATGCAATTGAACCATATAAAGTACCTACTGATAAATCTGCTAATGCAAATGTACCATGTGCCGTATCTATTGATTGAGATGGTTCTGGAGTATAATTTTTGAAAATCTTAAAGATACCACTATCCGATGCGTCTCTAAACATACCAGCGTGTCTATAAGTTCCATCATTATAATTACCTGTCCAACCTAAGTCAGGGTTTGTAATATTACTACCTTCATTAAGATATATTAAGTTAT